TGACAGCTACTTCCATGTCGAGGTTCTGGATCCGCGCACCACGTTTATCGTCCGGTCGAATTACTATCTCGATAAAAGGCCGGTGCTTGCCGTGACATTTCGTACAGACAACGAGGGCAGAAGCTACTACACATGCTTCTCCAAGGATGCCAGGTATGAACTGCTGAACGGTACCAAGCTGTTGAATGGCACTGAATCGCCTGACACGAAGAAATTACTGCACTGGGAAGGCGCTAATGGTCATAGAAGTGGCGAAGAGAATCCGCTCCATAAAATCCCCATCATCGAATGGACCCGCGCCTGTGACCGCATGGGATGCTTTGAGCGGCAGATCTCTGAGATGAACAACCTGAACCTGCTGATCTCGGATTTCACGAATGATGTGGAGCAGAATACTCAGGCTATCTGGCATGCCAATGATGTGGATTTCCCGGTTGAAAAGACCGTAAAAGAGGATGGCACTGTGATCACAAAGGTGCGGCACCCGGAATCTTCGGAGTGGGTAAATACCACCACCACGCAGGACGGTCATGAGCCATATATCAAGCCCCTGGCTATCGATTATGACTATGAGGGCATGCTTAATAATATCATGGCGCGAAGGGCTCTGATCCTTCAGAAGTGCAATGTTCCGCAGAGAAATGACAATTCTGGCGGGTCCACTGGTGTGGCGATGTCTGATGCTACCGGATGGTCTGCCGCTGAACAAGCTGCCGCAAAGCAACAGTTGATTGTGGAAGCGTCCAAGATGGAAGAGGTGAAAGTGGCACTTGCTGCCGCAAAGCTTTGCCCCAGGTTTCCTGCGGACAGTCCGATGAAAAAACTGAACCATCGGAAGATCAAGACGAATGTCACCAGACAGAGAGATTATGAACTGACGGTTAAGTCTAATGCCCTTGCGACACTGCTCAGCCATGGCGTAAACGGTCTTGTGGCAATGCGCACCATCAACCTTTTTGACGATACAGCACAAGCATATGCGGCATCCAAGGAACTGATTGACAAGTACCAGTCTTCAATCTTCGACCCGCCGGAGACATCCTCTGCAAGCACTCAGCCAAAGAATAAGCCCGTCGGTGGCGAGGGTGAAGAAGCGGCGAATGCGGACCGTACCATGAGTGATTATTCCGACCAGGAAGGCAATTCCTCAATGATTGGAGGGTAAGCCATGGCAGAATATTCCGTGCTGACCTTTGATGAACTGAATCGTCTTGGCAAGAAACCGCGTTCGATGCCGATTGACAAGTACTTCGATGAGATGGACTTAAACGATGAGCAGAAAAAAGAGCGCAAAAGTCTGGCTGAAGACATTGAGGATATTATTCTTGATTTCATGGTTGCCGCAGCACTGGCTCTGAACAGCAACAGTGTGATGGAAGTTCTGCTGGCGGCATATCTTGTTAAGGATTTAACAAGCGCATACCTGAAGTATGAAATCCCAGAATCGTTTGCTGTTTCCTACGCTGCGAGAATTGCCCCGGAGATAGTTCGTGCGACTTTTGCCAATATCAATGGGAAGCGCGTGGATACCGTCCGTGAGCGCACAGCAGAGGGCACAAGCGATTCCGAGAGCATCAGTAACAAATACTACCTGTCCGAGGATAGGGCGCGTCTGATAGGCGAAGAAGAGGCAAATACAGCCTTTAATGACAAGGACTATGAAGACGCTGTTGCCGCCGGTTTTACCCATAAGCGTTGGCGCTCTATGAGAGACAAAAGGGTAAGACCTACGCATCAGGAAGCCGATGGTCAGGTAGTGCCAATAGATGAGATGTTTCAGGTGGGAGAAGCACAGATGATGTTTCCCCGTGATGTGGTAAACGCAGAAGAGTACCCGGAAGAAATATGTGGGTGCCGGTGCGTTGTTGAATATATTTAAAATATAACGAGATCCGGAAACGGGTCTCGTTTTATATTCGTCAGGAGATTGACGCTAATCGCGCAAACGCTCAGAGAGACCTGAGTTGAAACAAACGCAAAATTCATAGTCAGAGAAGACTCTAAAACGCAAGGAGCAATTATGGCTGAAGAGATTAAAGACACAAAGGCACCTGAAGACACCAGTACACCCGAGAAGACTCAGGAAGAAGCACCCAAGCCGGAAGAGACCGAGCAGAAGAAAGACAGTACTGCCGATGTTCAGGCGCTGATGGTCGAAATCGCCAAGCTGAAGAGAGCGAATGACAAACTGTCCTCTGAAGCAGCGGATTATAAGCGGAAATACCGCGACACGCTTTCCGAACAGGAACAGGCATCCATGGAGAAGGCTGAAAGGGAAGCCGAGAAGGAAGAACAGTACAAGCGCCTCCTGAAGGAGAACACCGTGTTCAAGTCCGAAAAGAATTTCCTCGTTCTGGGATATGACGAGAAGCAGGCACATGATGCTGCCATTGCCCAGTATGACGGAGATTTCGACACCCTTTACCGCATCCAGAAAGATGTCCAGGATTCCCTGATCACAAAACAGAAAGAGGAATGGCTCAAAACCAGACCTCAGGTTCAGAGCGGTGGATCCAACGAGACGGAAGACATTTTTCTCAAAGGTTTTAACTCCGTTAAACAGAGGATTTAAGAGGCTTTTTAGCCGGAAAGGAAATCATCATGGCTGATGGAACTGTAAATTACGCCCTCAAGTATGCGCCTCAGGTAGACCAGAGATTTGTGACTGGCTCCCTGACACAGGGGCTTGTTAATGACAATTTTGACTGGATTGGAGTCAGCACCGTTCGCGTTTACAGCCGCGACCTGACTGAACTGAACAACTACTCCCTGACCGGAAGCAACCGCTATGGCACCCCGTATGAACTTGGGAATGCTGTTCAGGAAATGACCCTTACCCAGGACAAGGCACTCACCTACACCATCGACCGCAGATCCGAGCAGGATACAATGGGCGCGATGGAAGCCGCCGCTACTCTCGCCGAGAATCTGGACAACGTTGTAACTCCCGCGATTGACCAGTATCGTCTCGCTGTTATCGTTGCGAACGCTCCTGCTGCGGGTACTCACAGTGCAAAGTCTCACATCATGACTTCCGCTGTCAGCGCAAGCAATGCTTACAGCATCTTCCTTGACCTTCAGGAAATCCTTGACAACGACAAGGCTCCGTCCGGTGGAAGAGTAGCTGTTGTTACCCCGAAGTTCCTGAACTTTCTGAAACTGGATGAGAACTTCGTGAAACGCGGCGATATGGCTACCCAGATCGGCCTGAATGGACTGGTTGGCGAAGTAGACGGCGTTCCGGTCGTTAAGGTTCCAGCTTCCTACATGCCTGCCGGTGTTGACCTGATCATCACGAATCCGGTTGCCGTTCCGTCTCCGATCAAACTTCAGGAGTTCAAGATTCATACTGACGCTCCTGGAATCTCTGGTAGCCTGTGCGAGGCGAGATTCAGGTACGATTGCTTTGTGCTTGCCAAGAAGGCAGACGCTATTGCCGTTCACAAGAATGCGGGCGTTTCCCTTGACAAAGCTACCGCTTCTGTTGCGGCTGGGTCCACTGTAGCGCTTACCGCTACCACAGTACCGTCCGGACAGACCGTGACCTGGAGTTCCGATAAGACTTCCGTTGCAACCGTCAGCAATGGAACCGTAACCGGCGTTGCCGCTGGTACCGCGAATATTAAGGCGGCTGTTACTATCGATGGTAACACTTATGAAGCCGTCAGCGTGGTAACCGTAACCGGAGCCTGATGACATTAGTCAAGCGCGGGGATGTGATCATGGGCTGTCAGAATGAAATACAGCTGGCGGCTTTTCTCAGAGCCGGATGGGAGATTTATACCCCTCCGACAAAAACGAGCGTTCCCCAGAAAAAGGCAGAGGAATGGGAAGCCAATTACGCCACTAAGACGGGTAGAGGGCGTAAGAAGGGGTGATGAGCATGGATGGGCTGATTGAGACCATCGTATCAGATCTTGCCGAAGAACTTTATGGCGAGGTGGGCTATTCCGAGGAAACGCTTCGGAAGAAGGTGACCCTTGCCGCCAAAGAGGTCAGAAGGGCGAGAAGGTACCCCGCCGATTATTCGGAGGAGGATATCGCGGATGACCTTAATCGGTTTTACTCCAACATCCGAAACATCGCTCTTTACGACTACAACCAGATTGGCGCTGAGTTCCAGACCTATTCCGGTGAGGGTGCGATTTTCCGTAACTTCATGGATAGGAATAAGCTCTTTTATGGCGTAACGCCATTCGCCGTCTGCAGTTAGAGCCTCCGGGCTGACGGGTTCCCGGATAATTAGGTGGAGGGCTTCCGGGAGGTATAAACCATGAGGTTGACGTTACAAAACAAAATCCAAATGAAGTATTCGCTTCTGCACGACATCGTCCCTGTCTACCAGACGGATGAGGATGGAAAAATCATCTATGACGAAATAGATGGTGAGCAGGTGCCGAGAGATACGGGTAAAACCAGATCACGGTATGAAGCCGCTGTGGACTTTTGTGCAAATGTGAATTTCTCCGGGCAGAGCGAGATCCGTTATACCGTTTACGGTTTGAGCAAATCACAGTATGACGCTATTTTCTACTCGCTGAAGGACGAGCTCCCTTTAGATGAGACAAGCATCATATTTATCAATGCCAAGCCGGAACTGGATGAGAATGGATATGTGAAGCAGGAATCCGCGGATTACCGTGTGGTTCGTGTGGTTCCTTCACTGAACTATACTTCATACCTGATCCGAAACGTGGAAAGGACCGAGAACGATGGCAGCAAATAAGGTGTTTAATATCGCCTCTGCCAAAGATGTCCGCTTCCTTCTGGATTATATGAACCGTTACCAGAGGGACATGAAGATCAACCTTCGCAAGGCTCTGGACAGAATCACTTATGAAGTCGGTATCCCGGCTGTGGATTCAAGGTATGGAGCAGGCATGGGAGATTCTTCGTCAGAGCATCAATGTTCCTTCCGGGCTTCATATACAGATGATACGGTGACAGGAATCCTGACGGTACAAGGCAAGGATGTCGCGTTCATTGAGTTTGGTGCAGGTGTTTATTACAACACATACGCAGGCTCTTCCCCGCACCCAAAAGGCGAAGAACTTGGATACACCATCGGCTCTTATGGACAGGGACAAGGCCGGTATGACATCTGGGTATACCTGGATGAAAATGGTAACCGTCAGGTGTCATACGGTACCGAAGCCACGATGCCTTTATACAATGCCTTAAAGGAGATGACTACTCAAATATCGAGGATTTTCAGGGAGGTGTTTGCAAATGTCTGAGTGGTGGGCTGACATAGAGTCCAAGGTGTTCAACATCGTCAAGACAAGGGCAAACAAGACCTTGAAGACGAAGTATCCGAAAATCTTCTGGACATCCCAGATACAGACGATCACTGAGTCTCAGTTCCCGTGCGTATACATCCACATGATCGATTCGTACGAAATCGGCGAGGATATCGAGCGGCTCTCTATTAATGGCGTGTATACAGCCATGCAGGTGGAAGCATACGTCAACACGGATCAGGTCGATGCGAACAACATCATGGCAGAACTTGTGAAACAAATGAAAAGACTGCGGTTTACAATTTCCGGTCTTCCAACATACACATCAAACGGAAATGTCTTCCGGGGTGTTGTGAGGGCAAGACGGATTATAGCTGCACAGGATAATATTGATCTGGCACCGTAATGGTGTCTTTTTTATTTATGGAGGGTGATTACAATGCCAGCTACGACAGTAATGGGTATCTCCAGTATCGGCGGAAAATTTGGATGGGCTGTTGAGGCAACTGCCGGAACCAAACCTACCGCATTCACTCAGATTGAGCGTTGCAACAGCATCTCCGGTATCGATGTTTCCATCGAGCAGATTGATGCTTCCGCACTGGAAGACGGCAAAACCAAATATATTTCCGGTCGCAGTGATCCCGCTTCTGACTGGAGCGTGACCTTCAACCTTACCAATGATGTCCAGACTCAGCTTGAGGCTATGATCGCGGCTTATGAAGGGCTTACCGGCGGCAAAAAGATGTGGTTCACCGTATGGCTTCCGGATTTAGCGAAGGCTTGCTTCGTTGTTGGAGCACCGCCTGCGATTCTTCCGCTGCCTGAGGTTGGCCAGAATGAACTGATGACGATTGATGTTCCGATCACGGTTGAAGACTACAAGGGCTTTGACACCAAGATCGAGCCGACCGTTGCAGATTAATCGAAAAGGCGAAACACTTAATGGGCGGGGCGTAAATGTTCCGCCCTTATTTTTATATATCCCGAAAGGAGAGCTATATGTTAACGATCACAGTTTCTGACACCACATACCGGATTAAGTTTGGATATAACTGTTTTTGTGACAGCGACATTTTTGACCGTGTAAAGGACATGATTAAGATTCTCGGCGGTGCAGGCGCGGAAGATGATGCGGATGTTGCCGGTCTCGGAAAGATTAAGGATCTGTTCAGCACCACCCGTGATCTGCTGTTCCTCGGTCTCCAGAAATACAATCCTGTCGAATCCGTTCAGGAAGTCGGTGACCTTCTCGACACATATCGTGACGAAGCCCCTGAGGGTGAAAAGCGTGGTCTGCTCCAGATTTTCTCCATGCTTTCGGAGGAACTGATGGATGAAGGTTTTTTATCCGATCTGATCGTAGAGATGAACCAGGGAGCAAAGAAAGTGACGCGGAAGAAGTAAATGAGGTCCTTGAAAGCAAGCCATTCAGGCAAGTCGTTTTAGAAGACCTCCTTCCGTTTTACCTTATAGCTGGTGTGTCTTACGAAATTTTCATGGCATCATGCCCGGCGGACCTGAAGCCTTTTGAAATCGCTTATAAAGAGCGGAGAAGGCTTTTAGATGTTGACATGTATAACATGGGTCTCTACATCTACAACGCCACACTGGCGGCAGTGGACAATGCTTTAAAGGGTCGAGAGTCAAAGGTCGAATACCTTAAAAAGCCTCTTTCTGAAATCGCCAAAGAGAAGAAGCTGCTGAACGGTGAAGATCCGAACATGGATGATGACGAAAAGATATACCAGCAAAAGCGTGTCATGAGCATTCTTAAAGACATGCAAAAAAGATTTGAAGCACATAAAAAACGCGAGGAAGGAGGTTAAATCCTTATGGCTGATACACAGACCATTGACAGCTTGTCTGTCCAAATGACTGCTGACTTTTCGAAGGCGAATAGGTCGATTACCAATCTCTGCAAAAGGTTGGATAAGCTGAACGTCTCAATGTCAAACCTGGGCGCGGCGGCGAATGCTACCCGGATTTATGGATCATTCGGAAATGTGCTGAATGTGGTAGCAACAAGCGCGACAGAACTGAATTCGACCATAAAGAAATTGAATGTATCGCTCGATAAGATGGTCCCCACAACAGGGCTGAAGAAAGTTGAAGACCTTGATAAATCTTTCTCCAAATTATCGAGCTCCATGGGGAGTGCGTCTACCGGGAAAATCAAGACCTTTACTGGGCACACAAAAAAACTGAATGTACAGTTAACCCATCTAAGGTCAGCTGCCGGGAATGCTGCCGTTAAGATCGAAGGCCTCGGTAAATCCTTCGCAAAGGCCATCGTTGGAGCAAGAGCAATAATTGGCGTTGCCCGCAGATTATGGGGCGTATTAAGCAAAGGCGTAGAACTGGCATCAGATCTGACGGAAGTCCAGAATGTTGTCGATAAAGCCTTTGGGGGTGAAGCCGGGAAAATCGAGGATCTCGTTCAGAATTCTATCCAGACGTTGGGTATGTCTGAACTGACAGCAAAGGAAATCTCATCAAGATTCCAGGCGATGGGAAGTGCAATGGGCATTTCCGGGAATGCTGTTAAGAAGGCATCCTCCCAGATAGGAACGCTGAGAGACGGGTATAACAGCACGGCAGAATCTATGGCTGACATGTCGATCAACCTGACAAAGCTGTCTGCTGATATGGCATCTTTCTATAATGTAGGAATAGAGGATGTCGCACAGGATCTGCAAGCGATATTCACAGGCCAGACCCGTCCGTTGCGGCAATACGGACTCGATCTTACGCAAGCTACCTTACAGGAATGGGCGCTGAAACAGGGCATTGATGCTGATGTACAGAGCATGACGCAGGCTGAAAAGACCTTGCTTAGATACCAGTACGTCATGAAAAATACTGCCCTTGTGCACGGAGATTTCATCGATACTGCCGACACATGGGCGAATCAGATAAAAATCCTGAAACAGCAGTTTGAAGCACTGGGTGCTGTCATTGGTTCTGGGCTTATCAATGCGCTGAAGCCTTTTGTAAAGGCGATGAATGCGGCGCTTTCCGGGATAATCTCCTTTGCCAGAACTGTTATAAACGCTCTGGGGAAAATCTTCGGATGGGAGTTTGAAATATCTGATGGCGGCATGACCATGGATGATTCCATGATTGATGTGCTTGACGATCAGGCTTCCGGTCTGGAAGATGTTGCTGATGCGGCTGACGATGTTGCGGACGCGACGAAGAAAGCCAAGAAAGAGGAAGAAGAGTATCAGAGGACCGTTCTCGGCTTTGATGAACTGAATAAACTGAACAAAGAGAAAGAGAAGGATGAAGATTCCGGATCTTCACCAAAAGGCAGTACGGGTAGCGCTGCAAGCCCCCTGTCGAATCTCGGTATCGGGGATAGTGCGATTGCAGCTGATGACATTAAAGTATCGGTTAAACGCACAAAGGCTCTGTATGAGTCCGAAATCGACTCCCTTTATGAGCTCGGCGAATACGTCGGGGACACACTTAAGAAAGCACTCGACAGTATCAAATGGGATGACGTCTATCAGGGTGCAAGAAATTTCGGAACTGGCCTTGCTGAATTCCTTAATGGACTTATCAGCCCGGAACTTTTTGCAGCAATCGGAAAGACAATCGGTAACTCACTTAATACCGTGCTTCATGCCCTCAACGCTTTCACATATGCATTTGACTTCAAGAATCTTGGCAAAAGCATTAATGCCGGGATTAAGGCTCTGGCAGAAGCTATTGATACTAAGCTGCTGTCTGATACATTCGGGAAACTTGGCGAAGGAATTGCTGATGTCCTGAACGAGATGTTTGACCCTGATAAAGCCGGTTCTGTCGGCAAGGCGCTTGGTGAAGGAATCAATGCTGTTGTTAATGGGCTGAATGAGTTTGCTAAGAAGGCAAAATGGGAAGCATGGGGCAAGGCTATCAATGCTGACCTTCAGGCGTTTTTGGATGCCATTGACATGGATGCCGTCATTGAGATGATGGGTAATTTTGGCGGCGGCATCGCCGACTTCTTAAATGGGCTTGCAGATGTAAAGCTCTGGCAGAAGGTTGGAAGTCATATTGCCGGATGGTTGAACGCTTTCATTAATTTCTTCAAGGAATTTGGCGAGAAACTGGATTGGGCAGGCTGGGGTAAAGCAATCAACACCGGTGTACAGACTCTGATTGACAAAGTAGACTGGGGTGCTATGCAGTCAGCCCTTATCACTTGGGGTTCTGGAATCGCCGCGTTTCTGAATAATTTTGTGACTCCGAGCCTTGGCGGTTCAGGCGGGAAAGCCATATCAACCCTTATGAATAATTTCATGGGTGGTTTAAATGCACTTGGAACGCATCTGGACTGG